ATCCTCGATCCTCCAACTCTCCACGAGTATTATCTATATATCCTCGCGTAATTTCAAAGTTATCCGCTACTTCGTTTAAATATTCAACTTGATCTGAATAACTCCAACCATCTAACCATGATTGGTGTATCTGCTCTATAGTATTTCCTATTTTTCTAAACAACACTAGATGTGATGGATGTCTCTTCTTCCCCACATCAAAGCCAGCAAAGATTTGTTCATCGACAGAACTTGCATATACCTTTGTTACAGGTAAATTCCGCAATGTTGTATCTTCTAATTTATCAATATCCTCCTTTTCAAAATAACTTTCAGTAGTGAAGTGTGGCTGGAGCAAAAACTCAGAAGCAAACGATTTGGGCCTAGCTTTCTGCTGTTCCAATAACCATGTTTCATTATATAATTCTGGCATTAATACTCGCCGTCCCGGTACAGGATCGAGGGCGGGTAATATTCTAGACTTAAATCTTTCATCATCTTGCAACTTTGTCAGTAAATCTCCCGGCATCATTGGAGTCCCTAAGACAATTACTGGAACCCCCTTCAAGGGAATAAACATAGACTCTGTTAGAAAATGGTCTTCTACTTTTGTGATCTGCCCCATATTCAAAGGGTTATCAGGATCACGCAATACGTCATCAGCAATTAACGCACCATTAACATGCATCCCCCTCTTAAATGAAAATAAACCCCCGTGCATAATATCAACAGGTTTATTTTGTAAATGGTATCTAAAAGAAAAATCTGCTTTCGGTGTTCTATTTGTTAACATCTCCGATAAAACTGGATTACGTTGTACAGCCTTATTAATTTCATTGATATGATACTTAGCCATGCCATCACTATACGATAAATATAAAACTGACATATCTCGTGTAGCCTTTAATAATCTCCATACACTAAAGGCATGACCTAATACTGTAGATTTAAAATGGAATCTAGGTAATACACATACATAATTTTTACCATCTTCTAGACATTGTTCTATATCATCTGCTATAACTCCTATATGCCACGCATTAAAATATTCAGGGTGGTCAAATCCTTGTGACCATATGTTTAGTAAGAAATCCCCGAAACTACCGATCTGCGTTGAAGTATGGGCTTGAAGCCCAGTATACAGCATTTCAAACGCTTTGTCAACTGTTGTCACTTCTTTAGTCATTTGCATCCTTTTGTACTAATGTTTTAAGTTTAAACGCTACCCGATCCAAAATCTCAGTACTTTGTATTTCTTCAATCAACACAGACATAACATCCTGTACAAATTGAAGATTAATCATTCCTTCCATTACTTGACGTTCCCCTTGAATACCTAAATCAAGGGCTTTAGCGGCATCAAAGGCACGAGTAAAACTCAATCCTGTTAATTCATGTGCCGCTTTATGTCGTAATGATTCAAATTCAGTTAAATGTTCTGTTTGTAATCTAGCGTATCTTTGTGTTTCAGACTCCTGTACTTGTGCAATAGCATCAGCACGGGTGGCTAGTTTCGTATCTTTCCATTTTTCTGTTTTAATCCATGTATATATCGTAGATACTGCCACTTGAATATCAAAAATACGTTTCAGTTCTATTGCAATATCCTCTGCCGTCGTATCTCCTACAAGATATAACTCCATTGCTTTGATTTTAAGTTCTTCTGGTAAACGTTTAGGCATGGAACGTTTCATTAGTATAGCTTTGATCTCCCGATTGCGAGTCTATGTTGCCTCCGTAAGGTGTCATATTAGGCTGAAGCAGCTTAGAAAAATCCATATGTCCAAGCTTACCATTCTTTGCAGCAACAAAACAATAGGGAACATCTTGACTCATACCTGTGGTTGTTCTTATTGTTCTAAAACGCAGTGCAATTTCATTAGGTTTACTACAAATTCCTTGGAAAACTGCATCTGTTGGGTTAGAACCAATCGGTTCATAAGCAGGCTGGTTTGTAATTGTTCCCCACGTTCGCTGTAAATTATCTACTCGCTTATTCCAAAAGCAATCATAGAAATCACACCATACAAGTTTCCCAAATTCGGCTTGAACATCTTCCTCAGTAACTCCTTCAGGCAGTTTATCCTCATAATCTAAATGTTTTTCGTACTTCTCATTAAATCTAAATACTAGTTCATCCTTTGCCATTATCTTTCTCCTTCTTTTTCCAGAGGGCTATACAAGCCGCATCTGCATAATCTTGTTCTTTGAATATATCTCCCCATTTATTGATAGCGAAAGCTTTAATATCCTGTTTAGAACAATTCCCTTTCCCAACCACATCTCGTTTCCACTTAGTATTATCTACATGACAACATTTAATTCCCACCAGCATACAAATAAAACGAACTACCCCAACCACCGAAGCGATTGCGATAGTTGCTTTGGGGTTTTGAATAAAAATCGCTGATTCAACAGCAGCTTTCATCCCACCTTTCCTCTTACGTAAAAGGGTATAAGTTATTGTACTAAGTTCAGCCAAAAAATCCTTACTAAAATCGAGCAATCTCTGCTCAGAATTTTTATCTTTGCTGGCCCATTTATACTGACCAACTATGTTTTCTTCTTGATCAAGGATAATTCCATGAATTGCTTTACTAGAACAATCCAACCCAAGATAATATATTTTATCCCCCATTTCGAGATTCCCCAAAGGTACGTAATGTTACTATACGAGAAACAGCATCATAAGCAGCTTTATAAGCATTTAACAACCCACCCATTTTTTGCTGTATTGCCGTCTGTTCTATAATTTCTTGACGTAATTCCTTTAGGGATTCATAAGTACTTAAAGCGGCGCCTCTAATTTCCTCCCTAGTAAACTTTTTTTGCCCCGCTTCCTCTCGTTCAGTTGCAATTCTATAGATGGCTGTTGAATATCCCTCATCAAAAGCAGCTTCTAAGGCTTTCTTCTTAGCTTCACTATCTGCAACATGGGCTTCTAGATAGGCTCTATACCCTCCGTAAGCTATTAGAAACTCTTCTAATTTTCGATTGTCATAATTCATTAGATTTGCAAACTCTAAACCTTCTCGTTCTGTAAGATTGGTTTGAAAAGGTGGCACATTTACCTCATCAACACTTCGTTGAGCATTGGCTAACGCCTTAATTGGATTCCAAGCTGTCTGTTTAATTTCCATTTTCATTGTTTAACCTCTCTACAAGCACAATAAAAAGCACCTGTACAACCAGTAGGCACATCATTTACAGACATATTCTGTATTTTAATACACCGTTCTAAAATCGCTCCCCATTCATCCGCATTTTGCTGCACTTTAAACGCCTTCAACTCTTGATCATTTTTATTTTCATATACTACAATACCATTTTTAACCCCTAACAGATTTAAATATATCTGGAGTTGTACACTGTGGTCACTTTTTGGACTATCTATTAATGCTTCAAAACCGCGTGTATTAATTGACTTCAATTCTATAATTGCCCTATCCGTATTTTTATATCGAATGAGAAAATCATATCTTCCAGAAATTGGGGGACTCTCTAGCTTAACTGTTTGCTCTGAAGCTAGGAAAATACCCGCCTTACGTAGATATTTATCCATGCGTGTCTCCAATGAAGACCCCGTATCAAAAATACGTTGGGTCTGGGGGTTAATTTCTTGGTTTCCCAACCCCCCATGAAATGCATAGTATAAATACCTATCACATGGGTTGCCTAACATCGAAGGATAGAATTTCTGTACGGCTTTCCATGGGCGTGTGTACCCTAGAACTGAATCTAAACTTTTTAGGAACCACCTATCTTGGTTTTTAACTCTGGGTTTAGAGGCTTTTCTGGGTTTTTTTGATTTGGGACTTCCCCCAAATTGTTTAATGCCTGCCATATTGTCTCCTTAATTTCTAAATACTTAGTATGTTTAACTCGTAAAATATACTCAATTTTAGTAGTTTGTATCAAAGCTAAATCTCGTTTTACATCTCGTTTGCGTGAATGCCCATAAATTCCGTCTGCCTCAATACACATCTTAATCTCAGGAAGATAAAAATCAAGGGTGTAAGGACGTATTATATACTGTTGGTCATACCGCATCCCTAAGTCATCTAACGCTAAAGCTATCAATTCCTCTTGTTTAGTATAATCTTTAGGAAGCAAGTTCATTTTGTAATTTCCTAAACAGGGGTTCATTTTCAACGAATAATTTACGAAGACCATTCATTCCCATAGCTTTATCATTACCAAAAGTATACCACGGGCCTGATTGACTAATTAGTTTCTTCTCAATACCATCTCGTATATAACTTTCTGTTACATCAATCCCCCCCTCTACTCTAAAGGGTACAGTAGCCGACTTCCAACTCTCACCACCTACTTTACTTTTACGTAAACGAACTTCCATATCGAAACCAACATTAGTTTTCCCCTCTTTAATCCATCCGCTTCGCCTAACTTGTAATAGAAAATGAGCAAAGAAGGCTTGGGCCAAACCCCCCGGCATATTATCCAATGCTACTGGCCCGATACTACTTCTAACTTGGTTCACTGCTACAAAAGCTGATCCATGTTTAAGATTGGGAAGAAGTCTTGGCAAGGAACTGTTCACAAAACGGGCTTGCCATGCCATAGGATTATACGAAAAGTCTTCATCATGTACGGCTGTAGGTACAAGTCCTGCAATACTGTCAAGAACAATGACATCTACCCCCGCCCTCATTAACTCTCGTATTGTATCCATTGCCTCTTCTCCACTAACAGGTTGTGATACCATAACATTCGTCGTATCAACCCCACATTTCTTCATCCACTTAGAATCCCATGATAATTCAGTATCTACCCATGCTGTCGTACCATCAATCTTCTGAGCATTGACAATTACTTGTGAGGCTAGATATGACTTCCCAACATTCGTAGGCCCATAAAGAATGGTCATTCGTTTTTTCGGGATGCCACCTCCAGTTAGCTTATCAAGAACCGGAATATCGAAGGGGATTCTCCCAAACGCAAACTCCGTACTATCCCCCCTCTGTAAATTCATTGTCTTACTTTGTAGTAAGGATTCAATTACTTCTTCCGCAGTATTTTTCATATATCCTCCTGCTTTGTTCGGCGTCTTATAACTTCAGCCCATGCAAAGTAGACTGCACAAGCTTGGATAATTTCTTCATACATATGATTATTATCTTTTTCCCATATAGCCCGTGCCACTTCCCCATTTTCTTCTGTAGCAATCACATTCCAATATTCATCCGAATGCCCTACTTGATCTCCATACATAACATCCTGACGTTCTCGTTCTGCCAAAACATCTTCTAATACCTTGGCTCTAGTCATTTCATATTTAAGCATTTGATCCTGCATCTAACACCGCCTCAATTTTACTATCAACTTCTCCTTGAATAAAGTCCCATATCTTAGTTGCTGTATCTTTTACTTCTGCTAATTGCGCATCAACCGGAACTTCTGTGTCGATTTGATCGACATTTAAATCTACTCGTGCATATTGATTGGTGCTTAGTTCCCCTATACGAAACGTAAAACCCAAATGCATACTTACCTTAGCCATCCCAATCCTCCTTCTCTTCATCTATGTTGTCCCACTGAAAATATGTTATTCCTTTATGTTGAAATATATTTAACATTAGAGGATCATCATGATATTCACACCGAAAAGCTATCTTCAAACCATCTCGTCTATTACTAGGATTACCATCTTCTACATCATGATCCGCAAACATTGCCCCCTTTCCCCCGTTTCTACTATTTGATTCCTCAATTAACACATGTGTTCCTGAAAGAGAATCTTCCACTTCTCTTATAAAGACTTCTACTGTTCCTTGATGTAAATTCACATTAGCACAAATAGGACATACAAGCACACTGCTAGTGCCGGGGTCTATATAGATCGTACCAGAATAGAATCCCTT